TCTAACATTGTTAAATTTTATTACATAGTTATCGTAAGTACCGTCTATAACAACTCCACCAGATCCATTTTGAAAACTAATTGAACCATCACTAGAAGCAGTAATTTTTTTAATAAATATTAATCCTGGAGATGCACCAGCAGGCAAGTTAGTTAAGTTAGCACCACTAATCGCTGGAAGCGTTGCGGGGAATCTACCATCTGGTAAAGTTCCGCTTGTTATAGCTGTTGCATTTAAATTTGTTAAATTAGTTGAGTTAACTGCAGGGAAAGTTCCACCTTGTAAATTAGCTGGGCTTAATGAAGTTAAATTTTGTCCGTTTGTTGAAGGTAAAGTTCCAGGGAAACGTGCATCTGGTACAGTTCCACTTGTTAAATTAGTAGCATTTAAATTACTTAAATCAGTTACAGCAGTTCCATATTGTAAACCTGTTGCGCCTGCATTAACGGATAATACTTGAGCAGCTGATCCAATAGTTGCAGGTAAAGTACCTAAACCGTTTATAACAGTTGTATCTCCAGCATCACCAATCGTAAGTGTAGTACCTGATTGAGGAGTAATTTTATCTACTTCTAATTTACTCATTATACAATTACCAAGGTTCCTGTTACTTCTACTGTTGCTTCAAAAGTTACAGGTCCTGCAAGAACTGCACTTTCAATAATTAAAAAATTATCAATAACTTCAGCATGAGTATAGATTTCCTGAGAACCAGGACTGTTTCCTACATATACTCCACTTGGGTATGCATCGCTCATATTTTAATCTCCTTATGGTGCTGTACTAATTGCATCAACAACACTTGTAACCATATCAACTGCGTTGGTTCCACTAGTAGTAGCTTTTAATACATCTGTACTATTTAAAACAAATTTTGCTCCACCTTGTACAAGTTCAACTGAACTGTTTGGTGGGATGCTTAAACCTTTTACAATATACCTTAATGTAGCTGATCCTGTTACAGCTACAAAAACATCTACTGTAACTGCTGCTGCTGTAATATTGGCCATTCTAATTCCAATAATTGCATCAGTTGTATTTGCTGTAAATACAGTAGAGTCTGCTCCTGTAGTTAATTGATTATAATATCCTATAAAGTTTTGTGCCATATTTTTTTCCTATAACGCTATTGCCATTGCTACAGCAAAGCCCGCGCCCGCGGCTCCTACTGCATTACCTGATGCATCTAAATAAATTGCTTTACTTGCAGGCAAAGTACAAAATACATTTAGTGAAGTACCACTTGTAAAATCAACTTTGTTAGTATCTCCGTTAGAGTTATCAATTACTGTTGTTCTTACAAGAGTTGTAGAGTTAAGTAATGTTCCTACTCCTACTTCAAACTCGTTAACACCTGTATTACGAATTGCATAATACGTAGTGTTACCTGTTGAGATTCCTGTATTAAAAGTAATGAAACCATCGGGTGCACCTGTTAATGTAATATTACCAGTTCCACTAGATGAACTTGTTTCTTTAACTCTATCGTTAAGTACTAATGCCATAAATTTTAACTCCTATTACGCTGGTCCGGTTATACTTAAAATAGCTCCGCTTCCTGCTGGGGTACCTGAAGCAGGTGCCGGGAATGTAATTGTAAAAGTTCCATTCGAACAAGATTTGGTTCCATTAAAATCTAACACGACTACTAGTAAATCATTTGCAACATTTCCTGTAAATTTATATATCGCACCGAAAGCTGCTGCAAAAGTAGCTCCTGGTCCCCAAGTAGGATTTGTAGTCCAATCAACAGTTGCAACATTACTTTGATTTGCTACTGCTTGGTTCTGCAATTGTAGGGCTGCGTACAAACTACCAGATCCTGAACTAACTTCATTAACTGCAGAAAAAACTGTACTAGCTGTAGTGTAGGGGTTAGCTGTGTATAAAGATACATAATATGTGCTTCCGCCATTCGCAAAGTTATGTCCGCCTTTGAACAGCTCTTGTTGAAATGAGTAAGGTACTATATTTGCCATATTTATTTTTCTCCTTAATTATTAATAACTTGATGGTGATTCGGATTTAAGTTGAGTACGAATAACTCCATCATCATATTCGTCTCGGCGTCTTCGACCTTGTTGTTCGATCGCATACGACATCAAAGCTTTTTCATAAGCTTGATTATAGTATTGTATCATATCTTGCGGGCCTTTCAAGTACCCATATGCATTTACAAGGCAAGCATACAAAAGCAAATCTTGATATTTATTGGATAGGTAGGTTCCGTTAGCTGCAGCAGGTTTAGCTGCTGGTTCTGTAGTGTTAGTAATACTAATAGGTTCTTTATTATAAGCAAGTGTAATTTTGTATGTTTTATCAGGAGTAGGAGCTACTACCCAAAATTCAGTATCCCAGTTACCATAATATCTAGGAATTCCTACAGAAGATTCTTCTGGAGTAGTATAGTATTCAGCCATAAAACTAGTATCTCTTTGTTCTAAATAAAATTGATTTCCATTAGTATCTGTCAACTGTACATACCTAATAAATCTTAAATTATCTGGAATAGTTACATACCTATTATCTACTACTAAACTAGAATTAGCGTAGTGTCTTTCTTCATCAGAATCTACTTCTCTATAAATTTTGTTTTCTGCATTTTTAATAATAGGATTTAAAATATTAGAATTAAATACATTCGTATCTACTTCTGTATAATTTCTAATATCATTTTCCAAATTTGCTAATGTATATGCCATATTATAATGCCTTTAATGTTACGGGTCCTGCAGAACAAGCTGGACCTCCTCCTTGTATATTACCTGTTGTTGCATTACTAGTGCTAGTTATATAAAAATAACTTACTGGATTTGTTAAAGGATCAGTTGTTGTAGCTCCTGTGACATTTCCTGAAGAATCTATTTGTCCTAATGCAATTGTAAAACCATTTGCATTATTTAAATCACTTACATTATCAAATGTAGGTATGTTAGCAAACTGTTGCAAATTATAAGCATCAGCTCCACCTGTTCCTGCAGTTGTTACTTCTGGTGCTCCTCTTAATCTTACAACATCACCAGCTTTTCTTTGATGATCTTCTGAGTAAACATTTACATAAGTTGTTCCACTATGAATAATACTTGTAAACGGATTATTATCTAATAAAATTAAAACAGGTGTAGATGATCTTTGAGGTCGTGGATTATATAAAGCTTGTGGATCTGAACCTACAGGTTTTGGACTAAGTTGTGGTTGCTTTGATTCAAACTCTGAGTAATGAACTAATGCACCATTCCATTCTCTAACCATTTCAGAATAAGGAAATCTCATTCCTGATCTATCAGAAATTGCTAAAGCATTTTTTCCTCTCGCATAACCACCCATTATACACCATCTCCATAAAATGTTTGTGGTGATATGAAACTAGAAGTACCTTGATTGTCTGCATCCAATGCTCTTAACATTTCACTTTCATAAGTTCTTTCTAATGATTGTGTTCTTTCAGGATCATATTTCATACTTAAATAATAAGCCAATCCTGACATCATACATGGATAAAATCTGTTAACAACATCTGCTGTATTTGTATAAGCTCCTACGTCTTGTAGTTTTGCCATATAATAAAAACAAAATTGAAAATTAGTTGGAGTAGTTGTACTTGATATACTAGCACTTGGAGTAGCATATAAAAATACACTTGGATCTAATTTTCTTTGTGCATAATATTGTGAAGGTGTACCTTTAGTTAATTTGTTTGGAGTTTGTGAATAAGCTGATCTATCTATTTTAGTAAGTGCAATATCTTGAGGAGCTGCATTATCAGAATTATTTCTATAATAAGCTTCTAACACTTCATCTACATCATCTGGAAAATTAACAGAATCACTAGCAAAATTATATTCTGCTTGACCTAATACTAAAGGTATTTTAGCTAATTTTATTTTCCATAAGTGAATTCCTCTATTGGCCCACTCTTGAAACATTATATTTAAAGAACGTCTTGCAGATCTTAATTGAAAACCTGTTCTAACACCTCTTATATTTGTTCTCTCATATGCTTCTTCTATAATCTCATCAATAGTAGGATTAAAACTAGTAGTGTTAGATGTAGGAAAACTAATTGTAGTTGTGTTACCCATTCCAGCAGTAAGAGTTCCTAAAGAATTATAATAAAATAAAACAGGTACTCCAATAGTTTGAACGGGTCCAACTAGAATAGTAGTTCTTGCACCTGCTTGTCCAGCAGTTCCTGTTACAGTAACACCATTAGTATATGGTGCAATTGCATTTGGAAGATTGCCATCTTTAGTTGCCGAAAATCCTAATGTAAGATTATTGTTACTAGTATCGGACTGGTCGAAGATATATGTGTTACCTTCTTGTAAATCTATAACCGGACTAACTTCTCCATTAATAAAGAACTTGTTAGTCCCTGCACCAAAGGCATTCTGCCCGGTTGCAACGGTTACAGTATATGTAATAGTTGCCATGTGTAAACCTTATCCGCCGGTAATAGTTACTGTAGCGCTTCCTGCTGCACCTACTAAATTATATACAATTCCGTCTGTAAATAAAATTCCAGAACCTGGTACATAAACTTCTAAACCTTCTTCTCCAAAATTATAAGTAGCTACTAAATTACCTGCTCCAGCTGCGCCTGCAGTTGCTACATTGTGTAATTTTAATTGAGCACTTGCTATTCCTTTTGCTTGAATAGAAGTAATTCTAGCTCTACCTGCTCTTGATAAAGTATTAGCACCTACAACATCTAATAAAAGGGTTGTTTGGTCGCTTGAAAATGATCCGCCGCCTGACATATGTTTTCTCCTGTTAAATTGTGTGTGGGCCGAAGCCCACACTTAATTATTTATTAAAGGTTAGCCGCTTTATCTCGCAAATTATTTGCTTGAATATACGTAATTGTTACAGTCGCTTGACCTGCAGTTGATGCTGTTCCTACTGTTGTAAGAGTAGCAGTTATTTTCGTATCTTCATCAACACGATCCATCTTATCAAACGCCGAAGCTTGTTGTGTGTGATCTGCTGTAGCTTTAGCATTTTGAGCCGCAGTAAAAAAAGCTGCTGTTGCTCCACTTGAATCAGTTTTACCAATCGACATAGTCGCACTAGTTCCTGCGTTACTAGCTACTGCAAAACGCATTAGTGTTTGTACTATCTGTGAGTTCTTAGGTATTACACCTACGTCGTAAGTATTTACTCCAGCTGCTGCTGCCATACTAATCATTATTGACTGAGTCATAGCTACTTGACCTGTGTTTGTTATATTTTGACCAAGTGTTGTTCCTGTTGTGTTTGAGATCGTTCCCGCTTTTATTGGTCCCGAAAATGTAGTTGTTGCCATGATTATATTCTCCTAGTTATTTGCATAGAGTCTCTAGGCCGTAACG